GTATTCAATATATTAGGCGAACCTTTTCACGTTGGTGTATACATTGGCGACGACAAGTTTATTCATGCTCGTGACGGCATGGATAGTGTAATAGAATCAGTAAACAGCCCTCGCTGGAACAAGCGTGTTGAAGGATACTACAAGTATGCTACACAGCCTCAAATTCAGCTAACTGGAAAACCTCATCCATTTAAACAAACAGCTTATTCGGAATTAACAATTCCTGGTTCTACTTTAGCCGATATATCAGAAAATTTAATCACTACTTATAAAATAAGCGATTATTTTGCAAAAAATTTACTACTATTCTTAGATGGAGTAAAAGTACCACAATCGGAATGGAGTACTACCAAAGTACAAGCAGGCCAACAAATTGTATACAAAGTAGTACCTGAAGGTAAGCAAGCACTTCGTTTAATAGCTACTCTTGCTGTAATTTATGTTGCAACACAGTTTGGTGGAGACATTGGCAGCTTGTTGGGAATGACAGGAGAAGCCTCAACTGTAATGGGGTATACCGAAGCAGCTGCAGTAACCACAACAGGTAAAATTGTAGGAACCATGGCCATTAACATGGCCGGTATGGCACTTATTAATGCTGCGTTTCCTATACGCCCACTTGTTGGCAGAGATCCAGGAAGTAGTGCACCAGTAAATGCTTTTAACGGTGCGGCTAATCAAGCTAATCGTTTTGGTGCTATTCCTGTTGTGTTAGGCAAAATGCGTTCAACAGCTATGTTAGGTGCTATGCCATACATAGAAACACTCACAGATACAAGTGTAATGAATTTATCTCTTGTATGGGGTTTTGGACCTCTTGATATCACAGACATTCGAATAGGTGCTAAAACACCCAAAGAACTTTACTTTACTAGTCAAGCGTCAACAACACAAGAACACCCTGTTCCAGTTATCCTAAACGGATATCCACAAGAAGACATAGCAGCATTTGATGCACTGTACCCCAGTGATGTTGAACAAATATTTGACAATCCTTTGCCAATTGAACTTGTTAATAATGCCGCAGACGGTAACATACCCGCAGTTGTTACACTACAAAATTACGCTGAAGATATTGACGTTGTTCTTACTTTTCCAGAAGGTATGCGTAAGATTTCTACCAAGGATGGTAGCATAGGTGAAGCTGCTTGTGGTGTAGAAATTAAAATACGCAAATTTGGTGAAACAAACTGGGGCAGTGTGCCTGTTTACAGTCTTGGTACTTATACAGGTGTTACGCTCGACCAAGCAGCATTTTCAACAGTTTTAACTGGTGCTCCTAGTATAGAAGATGGCTCGGATAATTTCATTCAGCTTTATAAGTTTTATACGTTTGCACTAGCTCCTGGAGGTGGTGTTGAAGTTTTTGAAGGCTCAGCCTCAGACAGTTTAACTGCTGACGCTAGCGCTTATTTAAGAGCACGTTATACAGAACAATCTTATGCAGCTTTTGTAGGTGCGGGCGCAAGTGCAGCTTCTTCTACATATCCTAGACTACCAGTAATTCCCAACGGTTATCGTAAATTACATACAATATGTTTTTATGGCAGCACTTATCAGCCCGAACAAACAGTTTCATATTTAAACACCGGCAATGTTGTAGGATTGGATCTTACTGGTGTTACTCGCAACGCTCAACTTGACTCAAGCGGTAACATTGTTACAGATTCAGAAGGAAATATCCTGTACACTAATAGCTGGACAGCAAACATTGAAGCAGGAAGATTTTTAGAAACCAACGGATTAGTTGCAGGTCAGCCTCAGCCTGTTTTTAATGGAACACAATTTACAGGTACAGTTTCCGCTGGAACTAACAGCCGCTGGAGTTCGCTACTAAATCAACATGCTGTTTGGAATACTGCTGGTGGCAATAGTTTTGACAAATCTGCAACAGTTACTTTTCCTTTTACTGGATACTATCAAATAGACGCTAGTTCAGATAATAACGGCACAGTATTTATTAATAATGCAAAAGTTATCGATATACCAGAAGATGGGTATGGTTCTTCTGCTACAACTTGGTACTATGCAGAAGCTAACACCACTCACACAGTTAGAATGGTTGTTACTAATACTGGTGGTGCCGCTGGTGCTGCACTGGTTATTACTTATACAGCTAATTCAGGTCTTAACATTGCAGGCACTAGTGAAACTGAAATAATTTTTGGACAAGGCGGCTTATTTTCAAAACGAAAAGATGCTTTTAACTTTGTTTACAAGATTCGGGGCTTATCACGCGACAAATATCAAGTTCGTGTTAGACGAACCAATAACGATGTAACTGAAAAAGATGAAGATAAAGACAATCGTTACTACACAAAAGCTATATTAACAGGCGTAGTCGGGTATAACAAACAAGAGTTAGACGATAATAATGTTTTAAGACCTATTCGTGTAGTAAAAAATCCTCCTAGGTGCCACCTAGCCAGAACATTTATACGAGTACAAAGTACTAACAAAGTCAATGGCAGCTTAGAAGGTGTAAATGCGCTTGTACAAACAATTGCACCAGTTTTAAACAGAGCAACAAATAAATGGAATTTAGTAGAAACAACAAATAATCCTGCTGCACTATTTTTATATGTGTTAATGCATCCTGCAAACGCATATCGAGTTGCAGATAATATTACTGACGCTGCTAATTATGTTGATTTAAATGCGCTTGCAGACTGGTACAAGTTTTGTCAGCCAATGACTTTTGCTAACGGCGTTTATACTCGTGATAATACAAAACCTTGGTTAAGTTACAATGCTGTGTTAACCAGCGTGGCAAGCGTTATGGATGTGCTAAAAGATATATGCAGCGCCGGTAAAGCTAGTCCTAACTATATTGATGGTAAGTGGACCGTAGTAGTTGACAAACCACGTTCTGGAGTAGTTCAGCACTTTACTCCACACAATAGTTGGGGTTTTGAGTCTACTAAGATTCTGCCACGTATACCTGACGCGTTTCGTATTACTATTGCTGATGAAGAAAAAGGTTATCAAGCAAATGAATACCGTGTATATAACGTAGGCAAAACCGAAGCTAACTCTGAGTTATTTGAAGAACTAAGTTTGCCTGGTGTAACTAATTTTGATCAAGCCAAGCATATTGCCAGATGGCATATGGCACAATTAAAATTGCGCCCAGAAATGTATTCACTAAATGTTGACTTTGAATACTTAGTTTGTAATCGTGGCGATCTTGTTCGTGTTACACATGATGTTCCATTATGGGGCAACGGTAGTGGTAGAATTAAGTCTTGTCAAAATGGCAGTGCAATTATTACGCTAACAGAATCAATCTATCTGGAAAGCGGCAAAACTTACAATATCCGAGTAAGAACTAACGCTGGCGCAAGTGTGCTAAAAACATTAACAGCAATAACTGCTACAGCATTTTACGACACAATAAGTGTTACCAGCGCACTAAGTGTTGGTGATAATATAAACCCAGATGATTTATTTATGTTGGGTGAGGTGTCTAAGGAATCACAAGAACTTATTGTATTAAGTGTTGAAACTTCAAATAATATAACTGCAAAACTTATGTTAGCTGATTATTCTCCACAAATTTATACAACAGATTTATCACAGTTCCCTGCTTTTAATGCAAATATTACTACTACAGCAAATTATTTAGTTAATAGCATCATTTCGGAATCGCCTACTATTACTTCAGTGAATAGTGATAGTGCACTTAGTGAGCAAATTAGTAACGGTAACTACACTAATACTGCTATTATTAGTTATAGCAATAGTGCTCAATTAAATAAAAGCGCAGAACGTGTAGAACTACAAGTAGTGGCTGGCGATGTAATGTTTGAAGGAAGTTCTTCACTTTACTATGCGCCAAAAGATAGTTCCAGTATAACTGTTCAACAGCTTATTAGCGGAGTTATTTACAAAGCCAGAGTGCGGTATACAAATAGTGCTGGCAATATAGTTGGGCCTTGGTCCGAAATCTTTTGGTTTACAAATTCAGGAAAAAATGTCAACGGTTCAGCAGCTCCGCTACTATCAGTTGACCTAGAAAATACTTTTATTGTAGCAAAACCTAATGTTACCCTACAAACTCCTGACTTTTTAACTTATGAGTATAGACTATATAAGGACACAGGTTCAGAAGATTTTTGGGAATTAACTCCAGATACAACAAACAATATTAAAGTTGTTAAAAGTATTGGCGATGCAAGGTTTGATCTTCGAGATCAACCTACACCAAGAATCTCTTTTACAGGTGTTACATACAGAATAGCTTGTCGAGCACTTGACAAGCAAGGAAATTATAGTACTCAAAGTACTCTTGGAACAATAGTTGTTAAAACTATTACTTAAAGGATAAATATGGCGGCACACTTATACCCAGGCATAAAATCATTAAAACTGGTATTAGATACCCCTTATGATACTATTAGAACAACGGATATTAGAGATGATCTAATATCCGTTAAGGTATGGTACTCTGCGACTTCTGGTTTCACTCCAGAAACGCAGGGCATAGTTGTACCTTCTGGAAATAGCTTAAACGTAGATATTCCTAATTTAACGCCCAATACTACTTATTATATTAGATACGCTTTTATTAGTGCAATTGATCCAGCTGTATACACAATATCTAATCAATTAAGTGAAACCGTACTCGAAGAAAACGTTAGTGTCTATGGATATTTAACCAATGACCCAACACCTATTGTTACTCAAGCAGATGGAAGCGGTGGTAGTTTTACCTCAGCCAATGGTGTTTTTAAAGTATTTAATTTAAGTACAGAAGTAACAGGTGGCTTAAATCTTCCTGAAGGTGCTGGACCTGCGTATTCAATAAAAGCAAATAGTACTACAGGTATTACTACTCCAACAATAAATGCTACAACAGGTGTATATAGCTGTAGTGGATTAACTGAGGATGTGGG